GGCACTTGAAGGGTTCAGGTTCATTGGAATTGAATTGGAAAAGGAATACACAGCAATCGCTGAAAAAAGAATTATGTCGGCACAACCACTATTTGCGGGGTTAGAACTATGAACCAGTTTTCCATCGAAGACTATATCAAGACGGCCCGCTACGAAGGCCCGGTGAACGCCGATGACTGCGTGTTGCGCCCGATCCGGCCGGGTGTTTGGAGTTGCACAGAATGGAAATCCGGCAAAATCTTTATGGTGAGACGATGAATCACGTTGACCTTTTTTCGGGGATCATAACAGACCAAGTTCCAGAGGAGGTGATGCCTTATGCCAAGAGAATTAACCCATGTGGATTTATTCTCCGGCATTTGACCGGCGGTTTCGCTTTGGCGGCACGATGGGCGGGGCTGGAAACAGTCCAGTTTGTTGAAATTGATCCCTTTTGCCAGAAGGTTTTAAAAAAGAATTTTCCGGGAGTACCTATTCATGACGACATCAAGACTTTTACCAACACCGAGGGCATTAACAATCAAGAACAAGAAAGACCAATTATCTCCGATAGGGAGATTATCACCGGACGGGAAAAGGACATTCGGATTAAATTTAGAGGATTTGATGACATTGCACAGCGACCCTTCCTACTCACAGGCGGTTTCCCATGCCAGCCATTCTCTTGTGCCGGAAAACGAAAAGGAACGGAAGATGACCGCCATCTCTGGCCGGAAATGTTGCGAGTTATTAAAGAGTTCAAGCCCACTTGGATTATCGGTGAAAATGTTGCTGGAATCCGAAGCATGGAACTCGTCAATAGTGACTCTGCGGTGGAAAGCAATCCCGATATTCAAGAGGACGGAGAAAACGATTACACAACTGTCTTGGACGGAATCTGCAACGATCTTGAAGCAATCGGCTATGAAGTTCAGCCGATTATTATTCCAGCTTGCGCCGTCGGCGCCCCGCACAGAAGGGACAGGGTGTGGATTGTTGCCTACAGCGTCAGCCGATCCTCCGAAATCAGCAACTCCGGAACAGTGGACTGCGAGAATGGAGAAACGCAAAAATGCAGGAAAACAGACATTCAAGACTCCTCTGCATATAGAAATTGCCATGCTACCGACACCCCGCCAATTTATGTGGAAGGATGCGAAAGAGGACAGGGGGAAATGCAATCTAGGCGAAGTAGTTGGGAACTCCCGTGGCTTGAAGTTGCAACCCGCCTTTGTAGAGTGGATGATGGGCTACCCCGACAAGTGGACAGAGTTAACCGATTAAAGGCTTTAGGAAATGCAATCGTGCCACAGGTGGCCTACGAGATTATGAAAAACATCGTGGAAGTGGAGGTCACGAAATGATGCAGCTCTCCATCGAAGACTACATCAAGACGGCCCGCTACGAAGGCCCGGTGAACGCTGCCGACTGCGCCCGGCTTGAGGGACAGACATTGCGGATTTACCGCCTGATGATCGACGGGACATGGCGGACGCTGGAAGAGATACAGCGGGCCACAGGTGATCCGCAAGCTTCGATTTCCGCTCAACTGCGCCACCTAAGAAAAGGACGTTTCGGCGCCCATATCGTGGACAAGCGCCGCCGTGAAACTCAATGGGAATACAGATTACAGCGGAGGGACGCATGATCGGCTACTATCCAGAATTACACACCGAATACGCACGACGCAAAGATATTGAATGTTACGACATCGAGGCGCGGCAAAAAGAAAAAGCCCTCGATGACGGCCAACAGGAAGGCAACGAATACAAGAAGTCTATTCCCGGTACGGCACCGGTCACCAAAGGCCGACGTGTTGTATGATTCTGGCGGAGGGGGGACAGTGTATGACCCCCCTCCAAAGGAAAGGAAGGAAGCAGATAATTTATTAAGGAGGATTAATTTAATCGTACATATGATGGACAATAACGATTGGAAGGTAGCCCATGCGATACTGGTTGCTGGAGACCCTAAGGGTAGAATGACCAGAGGGTTGGTAACGGATGTCTATTTTAAATATGCCGGTAAAACAGGTGTCTTGCGAAAAGAAAACCAAAAGGGGGGGGAGGGTCAATGAAAGATTTAAAATTAGTATTGGGTACGCTACATTGGGTATCAAGAGATAAATTAACTGCAAATGATTATAATCCCAATAAGGTTTTACGCGAGAATCTGGATTTGTTAAAGCAATCAATTTTGACTAACGGGTGGACTCTACCGATTGTTGTGAGGCCTGATTATACGATCATAGATGGATTCCATAGATGGACAATTGCAGGAGAGGAACCATTGCTCAGTCTTTTAGGAAATGAAGTGCCGGTAGTCATCGTTGACCATGATAATGAGAACAGCAACATATACGGGACGATTACCCACAATAGAGCCAGAGGTCAACACCTGCTCGATCCCATGAAAGCCATTATAAAGAAGCTGAAGGATAATGGCGTTTCTGTGCCTGAAATCTGTAAGCAGTTGGGAATGAAAACAGAAGAGGTATTCCGGTTAAGTGATATGTCCAGAGATGACTTTTTAAATCTGATGATAAAAGAAAAAACGTACAGCAAAGCAATGTTGCATACGAAGTCATGATGAGGGGATAGGATAACAGCACCAAAGTTACACGGAAGAATTTTAATAGCCCAGTGTTGTTAAAAAGAAATTGAACTGAAGTATTCTCAATCTCAAGTCATGGAAGTATTAAACACTGTAACAAAATTAAACATATAGAAATAATTTATTCATGTAGGGAGTCATAGGTTCTTTCTGGCAGTTTAAAAGACATACGGGTCTCGGAGCCACATATTTTAACTGCGTTCAACTTTTCATGTTGCTGTAACTTTATGGATTTTCACTATGAAGAATGAAGATAAACAAAGGATAGATAAGCTACTAGCCCTTGGCATACAGGCTAAAGAGGCTCTCTATTTCGAACTGTTAAAAAAGTTTGATAAACGGGAAAAGATGACAATCTATGAACAGAGAACGTTTAACAGCTTACATAAGGAACTAAAGGAAATTGCAGACAGGGAATCTGAATCAGATGAGAATAATATCGCTTTAAAATTCGGTGCCGCCGCTAAATATCTTGGCTATTCCACAAGGAAGTTATCACATCTGGTTACCATAGGAAACATTAGGCAGGAACCTAACGGTGATTTCTTAAGGAAAGAACTTGATAGATACGTTGAGAGTCAGGGTGGCAGGAGCAACGACAGAGCCTTTGAAATCAAGGAACGAGCAGATGCAAAACTGAAAGAGCTGAAGGTTTGGAAAGAATTGTTCCTGCTCGAACAGCTTACCGAACAAAATGTTCCGTTAAAGGAAGTTTATAGAGCATGGGGAGCACGATTAAAAGAGTTATCCACTGCCATAATGAGCTTACCAAACTCATTACCACCGAAGCTTGAAGGTAAGGACAGGCATGATATGATGGTAATCATAAAGGAAAATTGCCAAAACATATTGAATACGTTAGCGAGAGAAAGCAGATGGACACCGTTACCGGATATGATGAATCAGGAAAATATGAATTCCTCTACAAATTCTCATCAGAAGAACGATTAAATCTTCTGCCGCCTTCCGGTGAATCCGTATCGGAATGGGCAGATAAGAACAGAATTCTTCTTGCGAGAACTTCTGCTGAGCCTGGGCCATGGCGTACATCAAGAGCTCCATACCTTAAGTCATTCATGGATGCATTCAGCGAACCGGAAGCAGAAGAGATAGTTTTATGTAAGTCTGTTCAGATAGGCGGAACAGAGGCCATGTATAACATGATGGGCTGGGCTATTGAGCAATCACCAGCTCCTATGATGATGGTATTACCAACCATAGAGATAGCCGCTTACGTTTCAAGGAACAGACTCCAGCCAATGATAGATATTATCCCATCATTAAACATCAGAAAATCATCAGATGTAAACGAATATAATTTGATGGAGATGAATTTTACCGGAATGGTTCTGACTCTCGCAGGAGCAAACTCTGCCCCATCATTGGCAACCAGACCTATCAGATACTTATTTATGGATGAGGTTGATAAATTTCCTGCTTATGCTGGAAGAGAAGGTGAGCCCATAGGATTGGCAACCGAAAGAACTAGAACATTTTGGAATAGAAAAATAGTAAAGATTTCTACACCCACTGTATCAATTGGAAATATTTGGCATGCATATCAGTCATGCATGACAAAATATGAATTCTATGTTCCATGTCCTATATGCAATCACTATCAAACATTAACATTTTGGGGAGAAGAAAAAACCGGAGATTACCATTTGCGTTGGCATGAAGAGGGAGAATCATTTGATGCAGACGATCTTATTCAGGTTTACGAAAATACTTGGTACGAATGCTGTAAATGCAAGGCAAGATTAAAAGATAAAGACAAGGCTTATATGCTAGAGCACGGTGAATGGAGAGATCAAAATGGCATCTCTTTCAGTGATAGAAATAGACGTTCTCGATCAATCGGATTTCATATCAATGCATTATATTCACCATGGGTATCATGGGGTGAGGTTGCAGTAAAATTTCTCAAGTCGAGAGAAAAGCCAGAAGATTACATGAATTTTGTAAATCTATGGCTTGGGTTACCTGTAAGGGACACCGTTGAAGAAAACATACCGGATAATATAGAACATCTATATGAAGACTATAAGCCTGGCATCGTACCAGCGGAAGCATTAACATTAATCATGACTGTTGATGTTCAGAAATATTACCTTCAATATTTAATTCGTGCATGGGGACCTAATTTAGAATCTTGGCTTGTCAGGGAAGGGGTATTAGATGACTTTGATGACCTGAGAGATATGATACAAAAATCCTCCTATAATGTTGAGGGAACTGTCAATATGATGAAGCCACGATTATGTCTAATAGACGCAGGTTTCCGCACGGAAGAAGTTTATGATTTTGTGCGTCTAAATAATAAGGTGTGCAAGGCAACGAAGGGCTCTTCTCATCCACTCAAAGCACCATATTCAGCATCCAGAATAGAAACATATCCGGATGGGCGTAAAATTGCCGATGGCGTCACTTTATGGCTATTTGATACCAACTACTGGAAGGATGCCTTATCGCGTCGCCTCGGGCTAATAGAAGGGGAAAATCAGGCATTATCACTATGGCATGTTTATAAAGGAGTGTCTCAATCCTATATCTATCAATTAACGGCAGAGGAAAAGGTAAATAGCAGAAATAGAAGAACAGGAAAGACTTCTTTGTCATGGCAGTTAAAAGCAGGTCGGAAGAGAAATGAGGCTTTTGATCTTGAAGTTATGAATTTGATGGGTGCTGATATGATAGGTTTAAAATATTATTCAAATCGCCAGCAATCGGTGGCACCTGTTGTGCACACATCACTTAAGAAACCTGTTAAGGTTGCACGATCAAAGTGGATGAGGAATGTCAGATAAAAATAAAGAAAAAATTGATGTTCAACAATTTCTGTCTGTTAGTCGAACAGCAGAATACCTTGATTGTTCGATTCAATTTGTATATCAAATGATAGGAACTGGAGAGCTGAAAGCTATTAAGTTAGGAACACAAACTATCCGTGTTTCAGTTTCATCAATTAATGAATATATAGAATCACGCTGGATTGATCCGGAAACCTATCGAATGGATATGGAAAAACATTCTGAACAGCCTGAACAGAAAAAGATTCAAAAAATGCCAGCCAGGTCAAATTGGATGCGAAAATAATTTCCATACGTTTATATAACTATATATGGCTTATATTGAAAATAAATCATTTTAAAAGTAAAATTAAAATACTTGGAGAACATTATGGCTTATGATTCTACTTTATTGGCGGCAATCGATCAAGCAATATCCGATTTGGTAGCAGGGAACACTATCGTGCAGTTTACCATGAATGGTTATAACGTCATATATGGACAGAGTGACCTCACTAAATTACAGGATTTGAGAGATAGAGTTGCTCAGGAAATTGCAAATACAAGTAACCCATCACCAAATTTTGTCAGGGTAAGTACCTCGAAAGGAACGTAAATGAAATATTTATCTATCCTTGACAGCCATGGTCATAAAATTCCGATCCGTGCTTCGGTAGATCATGAAGGAGCCACTACCGGAAGACGGTTATCATATTGGGGTACATCGACATCAGGAGCAAATACAGCTCTTTACGGTAATCTTACAACATTACGATCCCGTTCAAGAGAATTGTTACGAAACAATCCTAATGCCAGCGGTGGTATGGAAGATTATATTGCAACATTGATAGGCACAGGAATATCTCCTAGATGGCAAACAGACGATAAAAAAATAAATAAGGCACTGCTGGATTTATGGAACGAATGGGTAGATGAATGCGATGTTTATAACAGACTCAATTTTTATGGATTACAGAGTTTGTGTGCAAGAGGATTATTTGATGCAGGGGAATCCATCGTTCGATTTATCAGATCAGTAAATAAACAAATGACTGTACCATTACAATTACAAGTTTTAGAAGCAGATCATCTTGATGAAGGATATAGTACTATTGCTGAAAATGGGAATTCTATTCGAATGGGTATTGAAGTAGATTCAATGGGAGTACCAATAGCATATCATCTTTATAAGGATCACCCAGGCGAGTCATTCATTGGTGTATCAGTTGGACAAAAAATACGGGTCATTGCGCAGGATATTGCCCATATCTTTAAACCAGATAGAGCCGGTCAAATGAGAGGTCGTCCTAAAATGGCTTCTGTAATCCTGAAGCTACATGACCTTGACCAATATGATGATGCAGAACTTGTTCGTAAAAAAGGTGCGGCAATGTTTGGTGGTTTCATTTATGAAGATGTTCCAAGAACTGAACATGTCAATCCTTATGATTATATCGGAGAACAGGATGGAAATTATACTGATGAGGATATCATAGCATTGGAGCCAGGCACATATCCAAGATTGCCAAAAGGATTGAAGGTTGAATTTTCAAAACCTGTTGATGTTGGCGAGTCATATGATAGCTGGATGAAAAAACAATTACGAGATGTTGCAAAGGGAATGGGAATTACATATGAACAAATAACAGGTGATTTATCCGGAGTAAATTTTTCATCTATCCGTGCTGGTATTAATGATTTAAGAAGAAGAGTCGCTCAATTCCAGCAGGAAATAATCATATTTCAGCTTTGTCGCAGAACTGTAAATGAATTTTTAAATACTGTTTTTCTAAATAATATTTTACCAGCCAAAGATTATTTCAGTAATAAGAGAAAATATAGGAATGTTATTTGGAATACCGATGAATGGCCGTCAATACAGCCTTTAGTTGATGCACAGGCGAATCTTCTCAATGTTCGTTCAGGATTCAATTCTCGATCCGGTATTGTTGCAGGTAAAGGTATGGATGTTGAAGATGTTGATAAAGAGAATGCAGATGATCGAAAGAGAGAAACAGACCTCGGTCTTACATACCAAACGAATCCTGCAATAAATCTTAAGAATGGAGAAACAAGTATTGCATCTGAATAGGAGAATAAAATGAAACAGAATAATATGAGAGCACCCATAACCTTTTTTAGCAATCTTTTGATGATGTATCCTGAATCGTGTCAGCATTATCTTGATACCTTAAATGAAAGGGCTGCTTTGATCGGATTCAATATCCCGGTAAAACAGCAACAAGAAAGGAATGTCAACGGAGTTGCTGTTATACCAATCTATGACATTCTTTCACACAGAAGCGATGCATTTATGGATTTCATGTTCGGTGGTACTTCGTACATGGACATAGGTAAATTGTTTGCAGATGCTTTAAGCGATCCTTCAATCAAGTCTATAGTATTTGATATAAACTCGCCAGGCGGTGAGGTTGCAGGTGTATTTGATCTTGTAGATGATATTTATAATGCCCGCGGTATCAAACCTATCTATGCTGTGGCAAATGAAATGGCGTACTCCGCCGCTTATGCAATCGCTTCTGCCGCTGATAAAGTTTATCTGACAAGAACTGCCGGCATAGGATCAATAGGTATATTGGCTGTCCATGTTGATCGTACTGAAAATGATAAAGCTGAAGGACTCCGATATAACATGATCTATGCTGGAGATAAGAAGATTGATTTCTCTTCTCATGTTCAATTATCAGAAGAAGCTAGAGCAGAATTACAAAAAGATGTCAATGCACAGTATGCAATATTTGTTGATACTGTTGCTCGTAATAGAGGATTAAAAGCAGCGGATGTAAAAGGAACAAAAGCTGGAACATTCAGAGGACGTAATGCTGTTGAAGCGGGACTAGCAGATGCTGTGTTATCATGGAATCAGGTGATGTCAAAAATAACAGGTAAAATAAAAAACAAAGGAGGAATAGGTATGAAGGCATTAATTGAGCAAATAAATGCACTATTTGCAGAAAGAACCGATCTTACGTTATCGGCTGTTATGGCAGATATGGGGTATATCCCGAAGCTTGCAGATGGAAGTATCGTATTGACAGAGGCAGAAGTAACTGCAATCAAGGAAGATGCAATCAAGCAGGGTAAAGAGATGGCAGCAAAAGAACATTCTGAACAGATGGCATCTGTGATCGATATATGCACAACTTCCGGTATGGTTTCTATGTTGCCTGATCTTATTAAAAAGAATGCAACTGCTGATGAAGCGAAAACTGCCATCATTGCAGAACAGCAAAAGAAGACTAATCATATCAGTTCAACCGTTGATGGATTGAAAAACGGAGAATCGAATGCTCTGCTTGATGATGCAAAAGCAAGAGCCGGCAAGAAATAGTATTTGAAAACGCAACACCGTTGCGTAAAATTTATTAAGTGAAAATAAATAAGGAGGAATTCACATGAATGCATTAAGCGAAGGTAATAATTTCAGAGATATTGTGCGGTTCGAACTGAGTGAAACATCTCGATTCTGCCGTGAAGTGGTTACTGTCCTTTCCGGACAGGTTTTAAAGATGGGAACGGTGATCGCAAAGATTCTTTTGTCCGTGGCGACGAGTGGAGTAGCCGCAAGTGGCAATACTGGTGGTGGCACGATTACGAGCGTAACCGGCAATACCAAAACGAAGAAAGGTGTTTACACCATCGAATGTTTGAGCTACACGGCATCCCCGCTGCTGTTAAATTGCAGGGTAACAGACCCCGATGGTAATGTATTGCCGTCTATTTCGGCTTTCGGAGCTTACGTAAGCGACCAAATTAATTTTACGCTGACGAACGGTTCTCCGGTTATTGCTGTTGGTGATAAATGGACAATTACCGTTTCTGATGGTTCTGGTTACGTTAAGGGCATTGATTTCGATGCTGTTGATGGAACCCAAACCGCATACGGAATTTTAACTGCCGATGTTGACGCAACTGATGGTAATACAGAAGGGGTTGCTGTTGTCCGTGACGCATTGATTATTGCTGATAATCTGGTCTATCCTACAACGTCACCTGCTGTAACGACAGATCAGAAAGCCCTTGCTTTGGCAGCTTTAGCCAGCAAGAATATTATAGAAAGAGAAGAAGCGTAAATCAGCATTAATTAAATGACGTAAAAGGAATAAATAAAAAAATACCATAGGAGGTAACCTAAACATGATACTCAATCCTTTTGAAACAAATGATGCGTTCAATATGGTGTCCTTGACACAATCCATCAATATTCTGCCGAATCAGTATGGTCGCGTCGGTCAGTTAGGAATCTTCCCTGACAAGGGCGTAAGATCACGGACAATTATCGTTGAAGAACTCAACGGTGTATTAAATCTTCTTCCCACTCTGCCTGTCGGAGCACCTGGCACCCAGAACAAGCTGGGAAAAAGAAAGGTTCGTTCCTTTACCATTCCGCATATTCCTCTGGACGATGTTATTCTCCCGAGTGAATATGAAGGAATCAGGGCTTTCGGATCGGAAACTGATGTAAAGGCTTTGGCTCAGGTTATGAATGACCATCTTCAGGCAGCTCGCAATAAGTTCGATATAACCATCGAACATCTTCGGATGGGTGCATTGAAGGGAATCATTCTTGATGCTGATGCTTCGACTCTGTATAACCTCTTTACTGAATTCGATATTACTCAGAAAGTGGTTTATTTTGATCTGGGAACCGATGGCACAGATGTTGTCGCCCAGTGCCGTGCAGTCATCCGTCACATTGAGGATAATCTCAAAGGTGAGATTTACTCAGGTGTCCGTTGTTTATGTTCACGGGAATTTTTCGATGCTCTGATTTCACATCCGAAAGTTGAACAGTTTTACATTAACTGGTCAAACGCCTCTATTCTGGCAGTCAATGGTACCGGTGGTGATCCTCGCAAGGGATTCAAATTCGGCGGTATTACGTTTGAGGAATATTCCGGAAGTGCAACTGATAAAGATGGCAACGTTCGCAGATTCATCGCCGAAGGTGAAGCTCATTTTTATCCCGAAGGAACCTCGCAGGCATTCAACACCATTTATGCTCCGGGCGATTTTATCGAAACGGTCAACACCATCGGCATCCCCCTGTACGCCAAGCAGGTTGCTGATCCGATGGGTCGTAGAATTGATCTGCATATTCAGAGCAATCCGCTTCCGATTTGTTATCGCCCTGCTTTGCTGGTCAAAGGCGATGCTGGCGCCGATCCGAACTAAACACTAACTGAAGAGAGGCGATAAAATGCAGTCTATATTCGTAAAGAAAATTGAAAATAGAACTCAAGCCCTCGGAGCATTTACGGTTGAACTCGGTCATCATGATCGTGCCTGCCGGCATCAAATTCAAGTCGAAGTGAGTGCGACTCCCTCAGCAGGAACGCTTGCTGTGGAAGTCCGCTCACCGAAGGCTGAAGATTTTTGTCCGGTAGCCGATAATATTATTGATTTGACATCAACTGAATTGCTCAAGGTCTTGTCGGATTATGCTTTTGTGGCTGAATTCAGATTTACGCCATCATCCTTTGATGCTGATAAAACATTTAACGTCATCATAACCAGCGGAGAATAGCTGAGCCTTTAATTAGGTAAAAGGATACGTTATGGATTTAAGATCAAAGATGGCGTCATCTCTAGTGCGATTTTTTAATAGTTGGGGAGCTGATTCAGTTTATACACCACTGAGCGGCTCACCAGTATCATGTAAAGCGTTCATTGAACTTTCTGTTAAACTGCAACCTGATCTTGAAGGTCAAACATGGGAGCAGGCAACAGTCGTTACTTTGTTACTATCGCAGTTAAACAATGTTCCGACAAGAGGCGAAACAGTAACTTACGATGGAGTAACTTATACAATCGAAAGGCTTTATGAAAATGATGGCTTGACAGTACAGGTGATTGTAAAATGAATTCAATGTCAGTACAATTTAATGAACAGCAGTTGGCAGAGGTATATCATCTTTTTGGTCAGATGAATGATCTCCCATCTAAAATATTTTCGCGTGCAATAAACCGAACAATGGATGGTACAAAAACTGACATGTCATCAGGTATTAGAACTGTACTAAATGCAAAAAAGAAAGATGTCGATAGGTTGATTCTCATAAGTAAATGTACGCCAGGCACGTTATCCGGACGAGTTAAATTAAGCGGTAAGCTGTTACCAATGAGAACATTCAGTCCAAAACAAACATCAAAAGGTGTAAAAGTAAAATTATATGTAAATAAAGAGGCTGAAGTAATACCTAGTGCATTCATGGCTACAATGAAAAACGGTTACCAAGGAGTCTTTAAAAGAGTTTACAAAGGAACTCCTACCGGAATGCCTGTTAATAAACGGTGGAATAGATTACCCGAAGCATATAGATTGCCTATAAGGCAATTATTTGCTCCGAGTCAGGTTACCATATTTATTAAAGATGAAATTTTCAATCCCTTTAAAAGAAGCGTTGAAAAAAGACTTGAAGTTGATCTGCAAAGAGAAATAAATTACGAATTGAGTAAGATGAAATGAATACAGTAAGAGAAAATATCATACTGAAATTTATCGCCAGAGGAAAGGAAATTATTATCTCTTCACCTATCCAGTATTCTACAAACCTTGGAGTAAAAGATATGTTGCGGTGTAAATATATTATTGCTCCTGAACAACGTCCTTGTATGGTTATTTGGCCCCGAGAGGAAACCAGCTTAAATAAATATGGCAAAGCCGCGCGTAACATGACCATCAGGATAGAAGGTCATCAGGATATAATTAGCGGAGAAGAACCATCTGTCACCGGAGAAAAAATGCTTGGAGATATTATAAAGTGTTTTTCATCTCCTGATTGGTTCAATGCAGGATCACCGGCTCCGACTAAATATATCGAATCGATAGTTTATACCAATGGTGATGTTGCTGTACCGAAAGATGGTGATTTGACTGTAGGCGCTTATGCAGATTTCAGTGTCAGTTATTTTACGGCAATTGGAGACCCATATAATTTATGAATCGTTTAATTATTACCGGTTCGCACCGGACAACATTGGACGAAATTCACATGATTCCTGATTACAGGAAATGCGATTTTATGGCTATCGGCCTTGATGCTGTGCATCTTTACCAGTGGAATATAAAGTATGTCGCAACGTATCACCCCGATGACATACCGAAAATAAAAGAGCGTAGGGAGAAGATAGGAAATACGGATTATTTATTGATATGCCATGTTAATGAGGTTGATGGAAAAAAAGTTGAAGGTGTCGATATTGTGACACCATACGAACCACCGTCAGGGTCATCGGCTTTGCTTGGTGCGTTAACAGCCATTAGAATGGGATATGAAAAAATAATTTTGTGCGGTTGCCCACTCATCGGGAGCAACGGAGCGAACCAAACATACGAAGGATTCCGCGAAGGGTTTATACGTAAAAAAGAAGCCCTTAAAGGCAAAGTTAAATCAATGTCAGGTTGGACAAAAGAATTTCTCGGAGAGCCTACAACGGAGTGGATATGGACAAATTGAGGCTTATTAAAAGAAAGAAACATTTAATATGCGTCGGTTCTGCGCCATGTGCGGAAGATGATTTAAAAGCGGTGAACAGCATCAAAGGAATCTGTCCAGATTATTTGGCAATCGGACTTGACTCCGCCGAAAAGTGGGTAGGTAAATATAAATATTTCGTTTCATACGAGCCATTTGATTTACCTATGTTCGCCAATAGGAGAAAAAACAGAGGCCTTAACAGCGATTTTGTCACTTTCGCACAAGAACCGTTTGAGGGAATTGATTATGTATATCCAGAACTTGCAGACGACAACCCAGACAAGCTCGGATATTCGGGGAGTTCGGCATTATTGGCTGTAAAAATAGGATTGAGGCTCGGCTATCGAAAAATAATATTGACAGGCGTGCAGTTGAACGAAGGCCGATATGTAAAGTTCCAGAGAGGATGGACATTCGTGCAGGATATGATTCGTGACACGGTTCGTTCTCAGAATGGTTTCGTGAAAGAGTTGCTTGGAAGCCCGACAGAGGAATGGATAAATGGCAAATAAAGAAAAAGTCCTCATAAGCGATTTGTATTATTCAACAGAAAAAAATATGCCCGTCGTCGGCGGTGCTTTGTATCAAGGCTATAAAGAAATGGTTAGTGGCAACAAGGAAAGAGGGCGTAAAATAATTGTTGATTTTTTGACTCACGTTTACCCAACACGAGAACGAAGCCACGAAAACACTACAAAACAATTTGTAGATAAAATTCGTCGCAATATGGGATTGCCGAAAAACGAAAAAAGAGAATATGAAATATTGGACATAATCCGAGAAGCGTGCGAAATGAGATTTGATATGATTCACAATCCTCTTTTTGAGTCGATTATGCAAGGTGGTTACAATGATAAAATTGGTGAGCCGATAACCATAAGAAAAAATAACAATCAATGTTTGCTTGTCGATGGGAAAAACAGGGTGTCGATATTGTCGGCGATGGGCGAACAATATTTACCAAATAATTGGGAGTATGACCTATGAAATTTTTAAGATACGAGCAGTACGTCAAGAACGCAGAAATTGATGCTCAATGGAAAAGTTTTGAGAAGCGGTGGATTTATCATAACATCGCTATCGAAATGGCGAGAACGATTAAATTAAAGAAAAGGTCAGACGTTCTGGAAATAGGTTCTTTCGGGAATCAGATTGTACCGAAATCTGATACGATGGATTTAACTTCAGGCGGTTGGTGCATTAAAGGTTTCAAGCCGACGTACGATTTGGATGCTCGTAATGTCCCGTGGCCTATTGCCGATAAAAAATACAAACTGCTCGTTGCACTTCGGGTTTGGCATCACCTTGCTCCGAAGCAGGAAGAAGCCTTCAAAGAGTCATTGCGGATAGCTGAAAATGTTATTATTTGCTGTCCCGAAAAAGAAACAGTCGGCATCGGCATACCGAAAGAAAAATTTTATGAGTGGTATGGCAGAGAAGCACGCATGACTGTCACTACAAACGGATGGGGAATCGTCTATTTATTTTAGGGTGCGGAATGATTACGATTTGTTGTTTAAAAAAAGGTGTAAGATACAGGCCATATTACGTGAACAAACTTTTCGATATGGTAAGGCGTAACATCACCGTGCCTTACGAATTTGTCTGCTTCACGGAAGATATAGCGGGAATCGACGGACATATCAGAACAGCTCCGTTACCGCATGACGCTCCGAAGTGGTGGGGAAAGATGGGATTGTACAAACCGCAGATTGAAGGAGTGAATACTGAAAAGATTTTATTCCTCGACCTTGATATTGTCATCACCGGAAGCCTCGACCCGATTTGCAATTATGAAAGTGATTTTGCAATGGCAAAGGATTATCCGTATCACTATTTACCACCTAATGACAAACGGCAGAAGTGGGGGAACACGTCTGTCGTTTTGCTGAAAGTCGGTTCGCAGTCAAAAATATGGGAAGCATATAATCAGCAAGGATGCCCTGAAGTTGAAAGGTTTGGTGACCAAGAATGGATATACGAACAGTTTTATGGATGTTGTGATTTAATGCCGGAATCATTCGTCCAAAGTTATAAGTTGCATAACTTAGCTGGTGATAAAATACCGGAGTGTTCCGTCGTCATGTTTCATGGAACGCCAAAGCCACCGGACTGCGGCGGATGGGTGAAGGAGTTGTGGATATGAACGAAGTTATCTTTAAAGAAGTCTGGGAAAAGGGAAATTACAGATTAGGTTCTACCGCACAGAGATTGGTACCTTATTTGTCCCGTATTTTGCCCGTAGGAGCAGAAATTAATGATTATGGGTGTGGTACTGGTAGGGCAGATGTTCTCTTGTTAAAAGCCGGTTATAAGATAAATATGGTGGATTTTGTAGATAATGCACTTGAGAAAGAAGCACGGAGCTTTATAGGCAAGGGACTTAATTATTTTGTCGCACCTTTATGGAAATTGCCGGACAATTTTCCGGTTGTGGATTGGGGAATTTGCATTAATGTCCTTATGACGGTTGACCCTGAAAGATTAGAAGAAATACAAAAGGAAATGAGGCGTACTTGCCGGAATCTTATCGTGGAAGCTTATGACTGGGAAGATATTCGACTTGGAAGAGATATGACAACAATTAAAATGGATGCTGATGGATGGGCGAAAGAAATGAATCGTTACTGGACGAGCGTTGAAAAAATTAAAAGTCCAGAGAACCCACGCCGTTATATTACAGTATGCAGGGCGTAAAGCCGGAATATAAAAATAAACTTTAATCAGGAGGGAATAAAGATGAATGCTGAAAATGCAAAAATAAGTTATGAAAGTGGACAGAATTTGGTTTCCTTTGTCGCACTCGATGATTCTGGAGATCATGTGAATTTTCTGTCGGACGATGAACTGTGGAGCAATCGTGCCGGATATACGCCTGTTGTTAAGCCGAATGGATTAGCAACCGGTGGAGCAGTATCCGTAGCGGCGTCTGGAAGCAAAGACGTTGTTGATATTGCCGCCTTGACCTGTTATCTCGCCGGTATTCTCACTACCGTTGGTGCTTCCGCTGACGTAGCAATCGAAAGACCATCCATTTCGGATCATGTAATATATTCCATTTGCGTATTAGATAACGGAACATTTTCGGCAGTAAAGGGAGTTGAAGGAAGTTCGTTTGCTGATGGTCGTGGTGCGGCTGGTTCAGCTCCGTATATTGCTCTGAATGCAATTGAAATTGCACAGGTATGGTTGTCTTCCAAAACACCTGCCGTCATTACCGCTGATGAAATCAAACAGGT